CTTGAACGCCTTGAACACCTTGTGTACCTTGTAGACCATCAGTACCTTGAATACCCTGAAGACCAATTTCATTTGTCCAAAATCTATTACCTTCGATATCCGAAGTGAGTGCATAATTATCTCCGATTGGTACACCAAGATCAGGCTCTGCTTCGGAAAGCTTTAGAAATTTGTACCGATCTTCTGACACCTCAGTTGATGGTATCTTTTTGACCCTATCTGATAATAACTTTGACATTTATTATTCCACTCCCGCATGTTCGTTTGAAAGCTTTTCTTCGGCAGCAGTCCATATATCAAACATGTCGGCTACTTCTGCCCTAATTTGAATTCGGTCACCGTATGTTGAAAACGGATCACGCTTAAATAAACTACGGCCTTGTATTGGTATATATGCTGTATCGCCAGCTGGTACTTCAACTTTTCCAAATTCTATAATTATATTGTCTTCTGTTAATAATTGCACTTCTATCCACCGAGTAACAGTATCTTTATTTCTTGCCGAGATAGGTGTTAGGAAAAATATTTCTCCAGGTCTAATTGCTCTTGTAGAGTCTAGTGGATCTCTAAAAGTAAATTTATTTGATGAATCCGGTAACGAAAAATCAGGCGATTCTGATATAGTAGTGTATGTTGCACTTACATCCATTAAACTAATTCTAGTTGCGCGTCCAGTAGAAGGGGTGCGACATGTAATTCTAGGCATTATTAAAAACTCCTTGCAATTGCTGCTCTTGTAGCAATTCTATTAACTGCTGTATCAAATGGTGGTCCTGAAAGTTCGCCGGTGTCTGCATCTATTTTCATACCGCCGATAAATAACGCCGAGCCCTGGTCATCTTGTCCGCTTGCAATTACTACTCCGCTATCTAACTCAATAATACTTTCTTCAATCGAAGTTAAATTATTTGCCGGGGGGATTTTAGTAAGTGCTACGCCAGACATAATACCAGTCCATGTATGTCCAACTGCTGTAATAACTGACGGAGACACTAATTTATTTGGATTGAAAACTGTTCGTGTAAGAGCATCTACTAAAGCATCTACTATATCATTAGAATTGCTATTTGGTGTTGGTAAAGATTTAATCCGATCTCTCATATATTCCCAAGCAAATACAAATGCTCCTAACAATGTTTTATTTTCAATATTTATATAGCGTAATACGTCATTGGCTATAAGGATAGTATTTGTATTAATGATAGAAAAAGATAATGTAAATTCTGCTGCCGGCCAGTCAGTTAGTGGTAATATTTTTAATGGAGGTACCCCGTCCGAATTTATTGTATTGCTAATGTTGTCAATTCTTGCTTGTGCAAATAGTGTCGCAGACATACTTCCTGCTACTCCTGAAACATCTTGACTAGTTGCTGTATATACCGGATTAACTGTAACCGCTTGCAATATATTACCAAGTATAACTCGAAGTCTTGCATATGCAGCTAGTGTTGCAGCTTTTTCGCCGGGTCCGTATTGGCTTGTTGCACCTACAAAGTATGCCATAGCTGCATTGTATGTTTCTAAATTTCCGCCGTATGTTAAGTCATATCTTAATGCATCTACAATAAATCCTACGTCTTTTCTACATGCGACTGCGTCATAAGTAAAACTTCCAGTAAATGGAGTTATAACGTTTGCAACTTGATATGAAATCCATGATTCTATTTCATCTTGGATAAATGTTTTATTTGCAACCAATAGTCTTCTTGCTTGAAAGAACCCATCATCGTAATTAGTTGGATCTGACAACACATATGCATCTGCGGCACCTGTTCCATTTGTAACAATGTCAATAACTTCGTCAAATAATGCATTTGATCTAGTTAAAGAAGTGCCAACTAAATATGTACCTAATGTTATTTTTTGTCTTGTTAGTGCTTGTAAGGTTATTGCTTTTTGTTCAACAAGAACTTTATTTGCTGTTGCACGGTAATAAGAAAGTGCTGCATTTATACTTCTATAGTTACTATTGAACATTACATCATAAGCAATTGCAGTGTTTATTAGCAACGTATCTCTATAACACTTGTCAAAATTGTATCCAGTTTCAATTCTGCTCAAATATTCTAAAACATCGGTTGATATTTCTGTGGTGTTTATACTTAACTGGTTATGTGCAGTTGTAAACTCGTCAGCAGGCCAAGTGAGATCTGGTATTATCCTAGCAAAAGAAACTCCGTCGTTATCAATTGCGTTATATATATCTTGTATCCGAGCCTGTGCAAATGTTGCAGCAGATACACTACCAGCGGCACCTGACATTTCTTGCGTGTTGTTATTACCAAGCGATGTAGATACTATGATTAATTGGGTGACATCTCCAACAACAGATTTCAGTCTCAGATATGTAGCAAGCGTTGCTGCTTTTTCGCCCGAGCCATATTGCGCTTGTGTACCTACAAAATATGCCATTGCTGCATTATACGTTTCTAAGTTTCCTCCATATGTCAAGTCATATCTTAATGCATCTAATATGAAACCTACATCGCGTCTACATGCGGCAGCATCATACACGAACCCAGAAGTAAATGGTGAAATATTTCCAGAAACTTGAACCGCAATCCATGCTTCTATTTCATCTTGGATGAATGTTTTATTTGAAACTAAAAGCCTTCTTGCTTGAAAGAACCCATCATCGTAGTTTGTCGGGTCTGACAACACATATGCATCTGCGGCACCTGTTCCATTTGTAACAATGTCAATAACCTCATCAAACAACGAATTTGATCTTGCCAAAGTCGTTCCTGATAAGTATTCTGCTACTACACCTTTTTGATAATTTAGTGCTGCTAATGTTGCAAACAATTGCGAAGTTACTACTGTACTAGCAGACGCTCTGTAATACGAAAGTGCCGCATTTATACTTCTGTAGTTGCTATTAAATAAAATATCATAAGCGATTGCTTCTGTTATCAGTCCTGTATCTCTAAAACATTTGTCATAGTTGTATGGTATAGAAGTGAAAGCTCGATTTCCAGTTACATCAAACAATCCCTTTGAAAAATCAAGCATCGGAGTCTCGTTAGAAGTATTTAATACCCAAGACATCGCTTGTAGAAATAATCCAGCATCTCGGCGTGTGAGTGTTGTGTAACTTTGTGGCCAGTTATCGGTATATCCTTGTAAATTTAATTCTGCAACAAGATTGTCAATAATGCTATCCGTGCTTGCATCAATTTCGTTACTTACAACTTCTTGTATAGTCAAAGGAAAGTCAACTTCGTAAGGACGAATTATTTGTTTTGATCCTTGCGATACTAATGTAAAATCACCAAATTGTGTCGAGCACGACGAGAGAATAATCTGTCCGCCGTCTATTGCTAAAAAGTGCTTGTGGCACCAAAGACTAATGGCGTTTACAGCATTTATCAATGCACCGTTCTTTGCACAATATCCAATACCATTATGCGTTACAGGAGTTGCACCCCATGTCATAATATTAGGAAACACACTGTCGGGATCTAAGACTGCACCATCTGCTAATACAACTCCGGCGCCCCGGCCTACTAGTGGGTTGCCATTTAATCTGTCTAATGGAGGAGCAATAGTTGTCCAATAAGGAGGTGTTCTTACAGCTATTTTGTGTACATACGGAACCCGTGTTATAAGCGCACCGGGTCTGAAACAAACAGCAAATCCTTCATTAGGATTGTCTAGGTTATCAAGACGGAATCCTTCAAAAATAAAACCTTCAAGAAAACAGCCCGACCCTAATCTAAATACGTTTCTTTCTTCAAATCCAGGTACAGGCTTTATAAATACTGTTCTATGAGATGATTGAATAACAGTGTTGTCTGATACATCTATATGACCTTTTGTAAAATATACACCAGGTCCGACTTGAATTAATGTCAGTGCGTTTCTTATAGCAGCCGCTTTGACTGCAATCTCTATACTTGCAAAAGCATTACTCCAGGAATTACCAGAATTTTTATCATTGCCGGCTTTTTGTACATATAATACGTTCTCTACAGGAATATGCGATGTAAATTCTATTACTTCGTCAACAGATACAATTTCTTGAAGATTGTCGTCAAAGTATTCTTGTTGTCTTTTAAAATATAGAGTACCGTCGTAGGTGTTGATAGCAATTTCACCTAGATCTAACTGATCCACACTCGGTATCTTATTAGGAATGTCGCTTTTTTTTAATATTATGTTTGACATTTATCCGCACCTTTGTTGTATCTATTTATTAGTAACCAAACTATAATCATTAATACGTTCCGCCAATAATGTTACTAATAGAAACTTGACCTAAAACTACTGTAAAGTTAGCAGCGGCAAAGCTTGCTATACCTTTGTTGTTATTACTTGCATCTTCTCCACTAATAGTTAATGTTACAAAATTATTAACTTTTACAATAGATGTATCGATTCCTTCGCCGGAAATAAGTCTTAACGTATCCGTTGAAACAACCAAATTCAACGGACCGCCGCTGTCTGCATCAATGGCCAAGTTAAATTCAGATACTGCTTGAGATATGTTGTTATCAACATACGCCTTGTTAGGAATTACGTCGTCGTCGCCTGCTTGTACCTGAAGTTCGTAATCTAGTGTTCCGGTAACAGTTAATACACCTACAGTTTGTCCAGCTAATAGATTTAAATTATTACCTTCGCCCGAATTAATGCCCGATACATATAATCCACTCAGAGTCTCGTCTGCTTTGCGTAATACAAATGCGCCGTCGTTGCTCTGTATTACTCCGTTTATATAAGTAGTCAACGATTCGTCGTATAAAAAGTTTGCATTAGAAAGAACACCCCTGTCGACAATGATCCCAGCTGTACCAAGTGTTACTCCTGGTCCAGTTTCTCCACTGTTGACGGTGATGGTGTTGTCTGCAATTTCAAGCTCAGTTGACTGAATAGTAGTAGTTTCGCCAGTAACATTTAGATTACCGTTGATATTAACGCTACCATTTGCACCGACAAAGTCGATGTCAAAGACACCGCTGTCGTTCAATATTATTTTATATAGATCAACGCCGTATTTGGCAACCTTGCTTGTCGACATGTTTTACTCCTTAGACAGCAGTTAGAACAATGTAGTCGTTGGTTGAATCGTTTTCTAATACCCAATTATATCTGTTGCCTGAAAAGTCTGTTGCAACTCTCTTTGTAATTTTTGCAATATTAACTTCTGCACTAGAATTTGAAGTTACATAACCCCAAAGTCTCATTTCTCCTGATGCACTTGGTGCTCCATCTTTAAGAACACACACCGCAGTGCTGGTTGAATCTTTTAAGTTAGTAGTGTCTACATTACCTTCTTGTGTAACTACGAAAGTTTTTGCGCCGCGTTGTTTAATAATTGCGCCGTCTGTTCTTAGTGATACATCGTAAAATTCTATTCTTACACCAGTGTTGGCTGTTGCTTCACCGATAACATTTACGCCTAGTTGCGATTTCTTTAGTGGACGTCCCATTGTTTTCTCCTTTGACGTTCTAGGTCATACGCGGTGGGTACCGCATAAGTCCAGTGTATACTGGCTCTCAAGTGACACAAGTATTTATCCTTTTAAATAAAATGGGTTATATTGCTATTTCCTTGAGTTGAGAAATAATTTTATGCTGTTTTTCGACGTATCTCTTAAAATTTCTTCTATTGAACAAAGTTTTTTCATGTAAAATTTTGTATTTGCTTTGAAAATACTCGGTTGACTGGTCAGACAACACCTTTAAAAATTTAGGTTGATTATAATGATTCAAAAGATCCAAATCAGTAATATCGTTGAAATCGTTTGCGTAATCAAGAAAATTATGTTGTTGCATCATTGATAAATTATTTTTAGGTGCGTATGTTAAAAACGGGCGTAGTCCTAATATAGGCTTCCACGTTTTTTCAGTCCAAAAGTTAAGTTCTGATGGATCGGGTAATGTTTCTGTAACTAAATTTAAAAAGTGCTTGTTCCAGTACTTGATATTACCCAAAGACATTGCACCAGATGCAGTAGCGTTGTCGCCGGGTGGAAATTCTTGGTTATCTATTATAATGTCAAGCTTTATACTATCACAATTCTCTAATCCAAAAGGATTATAGGAAACATATCCTTTTTTAGTCAACTGTAATTGTTTTAAATTGTTTATTAATTCAGTTCTATGCGGATGCGGTTTTCCATTTAGACTCATAAAAGGAATATCAATTTCTTTTCCGTTTGTTAATAACTTTTCATCTAAAGAAAAATGCTTAGAGACAAATAACGAAAGTACATCGCACCAATATTTACTGTTTTTATAATAGCCAATGTTGAACATGGGTATATTATGTTGATTAACAATTTTATAATCTAAATGACTATGATCCATAAAAGAAAAAGTTAAAACTAAATCAGAGTTTAAATTATTTTTAATATCCAAGTCAAATGATTCTTGAAAATACCAAGTTTCATCTACAACTAATATTTTTTTAATATGTTTGTTTTTATAAGAAATACTCGACACAATGTTGTGTATTGTTTGATTACAGAAATTAAATATTAGAAAATTATTATTAGCAGCAGCAGCAGCTTGTAACTTTTCAATTAGCATTTTTGTAAATTTGTAGCATGTCTTCGACTTTTCTTTTGGACATACTGATACTGTACACTATCTCCTAACTTAAAATTGTATTCGTTTTTGTTAAATTGAACATCTATACGAGATTGACCAAACGTGTCAGGTCTAATCAGCCCTATGTTTCCTATAAATTTATATATTTTTCCAGTATGTATCATATGAATATTTATTCAAGAAAATAGGCCCCGTAGGGCCTATTTTAATAAAGTATAACTTTAAACTTAGCTGAAGCTTAGGTTTGCAGTTGTAACACCAACTTTACCTAGATAGTCAGCTGCGTTACCTAGCGACGAAGCAGTGTTAGTTAGTTCTACATAACCATAACGTGTCATGAAGCTAACTACTGGTTCAAATGTCGATGGGTCAAGCACAACGCCTGAGCTCATTAGCGGGATGTATGGGCAATAGAATGCCGCTGCATCTGATTCGCTAGCGCCTTTGTAACCAACGATTACATCATCGCTTGATGCATATGTGTTAACATATACTTTCATGCTGTTGTTAAGAGTACCAACTAGTTTAGTGTTGGTTGGTGCTTCAAAAGTACCTTCTGTAGTACGTGCAAATGCCGAGGTAGTTGCAGACTGTAGAAGTGTAAGTACTGTTGGTGAAACAACTGCCCAGTTACCTGCGCCACGACGTGTACGTTGTGCAATCAAGTTACTTACGCGGTTGATTTGAACTGCAAGAGCAGCGTGCTCGTCACCAACGAAAGTAGCAGTACCGCTTACAGCAGCCTGATTGTATGTTTCCACAGCCGAACCAGAAAGTGTGCTTAGTGAGCGTAGTACTTCTTGGTCGATTTCAGCAGTGATTTCTTGTGCAAGTGCTGCCATGATTTCTGCTTCAACGTCAATGCCGTGCTGGCTTTGAGCATCTTGAGCTGCTTCAAAAGTCCAACGTGCTGATAGCTTACGTGACTTAGCTTCAACAGTTTGCTTCAAGATCTGGATCGACATACGATTACCAGCAGTACCTTCTAGTGCAGCGGTGTTTGCGGCACGGTCGTTACTTGCAGTGCTCGAATAGCCTTCTGCAATCTTGAATGGGCTTAGTGCTTCTTCGCCGGCAGTTATATTACCACCCTGGTCTCCAGTATAGCTATCGCTATAACGAACACGTAGAGTATGAATTTGACCAACTGGACCAGTTAACGGCTGCACACCGACTAGTTCGTTAGCAATAACTGTTGGCATAACACGTCTAATCACTGGAAGGATTACACGGTTAAGTGTTGAAATATTTCCAGAAGCAGTTGCACCTGATGATGCACTTTCTGAAAGATACTTGCGAGTATTTTCTAGCGTGGTTGCCATAACAGCTTTCTTGTTGCCTTGTAGGCCTTCAAGAAGTGCGTTCTTAGTTTCCTGCCAGCGTGATTCTAGTAGTTCCGACATTTTAATCTCCTATTATAAACCGGCAAGTCGTTTGATATCAACAACGTTGTTGTCAAATACGCTTGCTTCGTTCGAACTATGTTTGCGGTTGCCTGTAATTTCTGTTGCCTCTGATAATATTGCCTTCTGCTTGGCTGGAGATTTACCTTCAATAACTGTCGGTAGGTATTTTCCAAATGCATTGCGTAACTTTGCAGTTTGTACTGATTCCAGTAAGTCTGTCATAATTTCTTTCTGTTCCTTGTTCAAAGGTCCAGTAAGTTCGTTTAATACTTTAGCACGCTCTTGTGATTCTACTAAACGCTTAACTTGTGCGTTTTTCGATTCTGCTAATGATTTTGCCTTGCTTGCAAATGCTTTTACTTCTGCAAGTTGCTTGTCTTTAGCACTGAGTACTTTAAGTAATTTGTTAGTTTCTGATTTTTCGTTAAGATGAGAATGCATATACTCATATGAGAATGCTTCAAATAGCTTACGACCAAAATCGTTTTTACGTGCTGTTTCAATATCTTCTTTGAGTTGAGTAATCTCCGAACGAAGGCCTTTCTCAACTGTTTCTGTTATTGCTGCTGCGCTTCTTTGAATAAAGTTAGTTTTAACTTTAGCCAAGTGTGATTTAGCTTCACGTACTAAACGTACTTTTGTTTCGGCTAGATCTTTTTTATCTTCCTGGAATTCAGCAAGTTCTTTAGCAAGTTGTTCTACAATAAAGTCTTCTAGTACTGCAAATTTGCTTGCAATAGCTTTTTGATCTTCGTGTAGTTCTGAAACTTCCTTAACTAATGATTCTTTTACAAATCTATTCATTAAGGCTGAATGGTCACGTATTTTAACTGCATAATGTGCTTTCGCTTCTGCAAGTTGTTTACGATCTTCGTGGAATTCTTCTAATTCTTCAGCTAGCTTATTGCCAACTAAAGTTTCGATTGCTTCGACCATAACACCTTTGTCATGCTCGTATTTTGTAGCAAATTCTTCACGAAGTTCAGCAGTAACAGCAATACGATTTTCTTTAATCTTGCTGTTCCATGCTTCTTCAAGTTCAGTTCTCATTGCTTCTGAAATTGCATTACTCTCAAAAAGGGCTTTTAGTGCGTCCATAATTTTCTCCTTTTATTGGAGCCTGCTTATTATATTTAATAAGCTCTCTGCAATGTATTTTTGTGCCTTGGGGTCGCCTTGTACTTCTTTACTAGTGAGGATTGCCTTATAACCACCATTAGTATTCATCAGGTGTTCATATATTGGAGTTGGGTAGGCGCCCGGAGCACTTGGCTGGGCAACTACATCTACTGTTATAATTTCAAAACCCGAAACATCGCCGGATCCGTCTACTTCTCCGCTGCCTCTCGAGGAGACACCTAGCTTGACACTGCTTTCCAGCATTGTTCTCACTAGTTGTCCCATCGGAGTCGGTAGAATTTTTAGTTTACCGTAACCGTTTGGGCCATCCACCCACATTTCTGTAATCATATGGCTTACGCGGTCTAAGTTAATGTTAAGTCCTTCTGGATGATCAACTTCACCTAACACAGAGTATCCACCAGTTATTTGGTCGTTAAGAGTGTTGACAGCCCTGCTAATCTCATTTACGGGATAAACACGCTGATTTGCGTTGCGTATGCCGCCCTGAATAACAATACCCTTCATATAAAGGTTTTTGCCTTCATCAGCAGATTCTACAACCATTCTAGCCTGGTCGAAACTTAAATGTTCGGTTAGTCTGTTCATCAGTTGTTCCTAATTTACTTTGCTCTTTTTGGAGCGCCGTTTAACATACTGCCGGCTGATTTGTCAGCAGTCTCTGGCTTGCCCTTTTTCTCAGCGCCGTGACCAGGTTGGTTTGACATTTTTGTCGCCCCTTTTGCACCAACAACGTTTACGTTCTTGGTATTCATTGGCTTTGGAGAACCATTAAGTAGTCCGTTGCCTTTTAACTGACCTTTGTTAGCTTCTGTACCTGCTTCAGTGCTGCTTTTTGCGATATTAGCAGTTGTGCCGCCCATATCATTTTTTCCAGCTACTGTTGACTTGGTGTTTGCACCGTTGTCGCCCATTTTACCAAATGAGTCGTAACGATCGCCGCCAACTTTTTCTACGTATTCACGCATTTGCTCTGTTGATGACTTCTTTTCTTTCTTGTCATCTTTTTTATCTGCTTTGTTGTGCTTTGACTCATAAGCAAATGCTTCCTTTTCAGGCTCTTCTTCGCCTTCTTCGCCTTCTTCGCTTTCGTCGTCCATGTCGTCCATGTCGCCTTCTTCGTCGTCGTCTTGGCCACCCATCATTGCATCAAATTCTGCTTTAAGTGCTTCAAGAGCGTCTTCTAGATCGTCCACACGAGAATCAACATCGCCTGCTCCGTCCATGTCGTCCATGCCCATGTCGCCGCCTTCGTCGTCCATGCCCATGTCGCCCATCATATCGTCTGTTGCGTCGCCGCCCATCATTGGGTCAGCTTCCATTTCAAACTCGTCTAGGCCAAACATTTCGTCTAGGTCTTCGTCATCAGACTCGTCTAGGTCTTCATCATCTGACTCGTCAAGTTCTTCGTCATCAGACTCGTCTAGGTCTTCATCATCTGACTCGTCTAGGTCTTCGTCATCAGACTCGTCTAGGTCTTCATCATCTGCTTCATCAAGATCTTCATCATCAGATTCAAGAATACTTTGGTAAATGTCACGTGATTTTTCTACCACGATTTCGTGGAATAATGCTTCTGCTGCATCCTTATCTTCATTAATAAGAAGCTCAAGCATTTCCTCAAACTTATTTCGATCAGTCATTGTTTTTCTCCTTCATAGCCAAGGCTGTCAACTATATTTACTCAATTCACAAAATACATGCTTATAATGGTGGTAAAACCGCCTATTTTAAAAGCAGTTACATTATATTGAATCTATTTTTAAAATTTTCTACAGTAAAGTGTGTTAAATTTGTTAATCCTATTAACGGCTCTGGTACGTAACTTGATTGTGTATCAATTACTCTAATGTATTTAACCTTTGTATTTTTTTTAATGCAAGTTGCTGTTTGTCGTTGCCAATTGCCAAAATAAGTTGCCCGTTCGGATATCTGTTTATAGTTATGCGTTCCTGCATACATATTGTTTACCAGTTCGTTGTTTTTTCCTACTCCGACATAGTCAAACCCTAAAATATAAATGGTATCGTATCCGTGATTACTGGCTAAATTCAATGCACTAGGTCCACTGCTCCATCCTAGTGTAGGAGTAAATAAATTTAAGTTAGGAATTTCTCTGGTATACTTGCTTGCATTGGTCCATACTGAATGAGTATTATGGTAACCATCTTGTGTAATTTCTCTAATCATTTTAGTATCAACTGCAATTAAATGATCTGGAGCATAAGATCTAAACAAGGCATTACACCCGTATATTACTCCGTATCGTTTTAAGTCTGCAGGATTTATATCAGCACGGCTGACACCATTGCCCAAAACAAATGCAACTTTTTTTGTTGCATTGTCTGCTGTACCAGTTTCTAATGTTATCGGTGCAACAATACTAGTTACAACTGTTTGATTTTTTGACTTTTCCAGTTGTTTACGTTTTTTTCGTTGCTCTTTGCTTTCACCATGAATAAATTGTTTAACCAACTCACAAGCCTTACATTGCTGGTTCTTCAGGTGATTGTGCTGCAATTCCATACATTGCACGCACATGAATTAAATCTTTAGAAGATTCTTTTCTGTGCATATCGTCTGCACGTCTGGCTCTATTAATATCTTTTAAAGTTAATCGAGTCTTTCGAGTATCATCTATTTTCATTATACTAGTATCGTCGCTGGGATTGTAGCGATGATCGTCAACAGGTTCCATTGTGTCTTTGTCAAAATAATATAATTCTCGTATTATCATAGTATTATTTATGCAATAGGTGCTGGAGTTTCACCTGCGCCGCCTGCTTCTCCTGCTAATGTTCCTGCGCCGCCCGCGATGTCGTCATCGCCTGCTATCTCGTCGCCTTGTGCTGATTCTAAATCTCCAGAAATGTCTGCACCGGTAATGCCAGCGTCTCTCATGCTAGCACTTGCATCAGGTGCACCTACATCAAACATTTCGTCGTTTTCTTCTTTCCATAGACGTTCATTTTCTGCTATTTCTTCTTTGCTCATGCCTAAGAATCTTGACATTGCAAATCTATTTGAAATAAACGGAACTTGTTGCATAGTTGTAAAGGTACTGATTCTGTTGTTGTCCAACTCAGCTTGACGATAACTTGCAAAATTTTGCGGAGGTTGCAACATTAAATCAAACATTGCAAGATCGATGTTTATACCTTTTTTGCTTAGATACAATTTAAATTCATTGTTAAAAATATCTGTGATTTGAGTTTGTAGACGCTCGCAGTAATTATTAAATCTCAATTCCTGTATGTAGGCTGTGCCCACGCGTCCGTCGTTGTATTGACTGGCTGCATCATCAGCGCCAGTTGGAAGATACGAACTTGGGATACGTAATCCACGTACTAACTTGTTGGTGAAATATCTTAAATCATCAATCTCGCCTAGATTGGTACCACCTGGCAATGTTTCAACTTTTGATCCGCGTCCTTCTGCTGTTTGTGGAAAGAAGTAATCTTCATTGATCGACAACGGATTGTAGCTACTGTCTATAACAGTTTGACCTCCGCCTGTCTTTGATGGAATACGTCTTTGATGTATTTCTGTTTTTACTCTCTCCACAAACTGCATTGCCAAGTGCGATGGCATGTTGCCCACGTCAACATAGAATACTCTGCGTTCTGGCGCACGCTGGACACGATAGATAATAATCGCATCTTCGAGTAATTCTTTTTGCTTGTACACTTTAAAAATAGTTTCTAACAAACTGTTGCCAAACGGAAAGTTTTGATCCAACCCTTCGTTCATGCTGAGATGAACAACGTGTTGTGCATCCACTGCGGTTTCGTTTGACTCGTTGCTGAATCTACTGGCGTTGCCTTGAGGAGTTTGCCCAGTCATATACTTTTGGTCCATGGTTTGATAACCTGGATGATTGCCGCCAGGACCGTAAGCATTAGTGGTGTTGATTTTTGTTGCACTCAACGTTTCAAATGCAATATTGATATCTTTTACCAAATATTGTTCAGGACGTTTGCCTTCTGATTCGTTTACAATTATTTTTGTAACATTAGCCGGATCAACATGAAACCATTTTTGTGTTTCTGGATCTCTAAGAAAAAATTGATCACCATACTTAAAAGTATTGCGAATAATTTTAAATATTCTTTTGTCAAACTCTTGTATCTTACACCATTGTTTCAAGTACTGTCCGAGTATTTGCACTTCTGAATTGGTTGCAGATTTTGAAAACTTGATTTGAAACGGAGTACTGTTTTCTTTGTTCTTTTGTGAACAGAATTCAGCAAGAATGTCAAGAGCAGCATTGACTTCGCTGTCGTTGTCCATTGTGTTGTACTGCCCGTAGCGTTCTATACGATTTGGAGAACCAACATATACATCTGGCAAATGAGAACTGTAATTTGCTGCTGCTGGACCAAGACCAGTACCTTTAGAAAAACTAAAAGGACTGTAGCTTCCTGAAGTATTCATACTAGTTGGAACTGGAGTGAAGTGCTTTTTCCAACTCATCTGTTATCCTCTCGTTAGATCGGTACTCATGTTACCGATACCTTTTCTCATCTTGTGTTGAACACCAACACTTTCCGCTAACAATGCTGCTACTGTTTGCATAGTGTTATTTAACTGATCTAGCTTATTATTCAAGTCAGACTGATTGTTAGTCGTGATAGGAGTAGTTGCTGAGACAGTTGGTGCTTTTTGTGATTTATAAAATTCAGCAAGCATGTCGCCTGCAGGAGTATTTCTTGGAATTACAGCTTCGTTACCATGCAGCATTGCCAAACTCTGTCTTCCAAAATTTTGAAATCCAGCGGTTCCCTGGGCATATACTGGAGCGTTTGCAAGTAAATTTTCTACTCTGGCGATAGCATTTGGGGTCATCCCCTGGCGTGCGCGGCCGGTTGCTGTTTCAAATAGTTCCTGTTGTCTTTCTAGTTCGGCTCTGTAGTCTTTACCTTCTTGTCGATCCATTTCTCCAGAGAGAAATCTTCTGTCTTGAGATTCTTGTCGACGAGCTTCCAATGCAGTATCATCGATAAACAAACCAAGCAGTCCGGTATTCAGTGTTTCCATTAGCGTAGTAAGAGAATCTTGCAAAAAAATAGTTAGCTTGTTCATCATTTCTCGAGCTCGAGATCCTTGCCACATATCTGCCATTGCTTCTGTAAAGTTATCAAAAAATGTTTCAATTCTGTTTTGAGTTTGTGGGTCGTTCCACAATCCAGAAAATGTTGTTATTAATGAATTTGCTGTTTCTATAAAACTATTTTTAATTGTTTCCCATAATCCTATTCTGTTGGCTTCTTGGGTAAATTCTAAGAACCAATTACCAAAATTTGTCATTTGTGTAGATATAAAATTTATTGCGCTGGCAAATGTTTCACCTTCGTATACTTCCTTGAACCAATTACCAAAATTTGTCATTTGTGTAGATATAAAATTTATTGCGCTGGCAAATGTTTCACTTTCGTATACTTCCTTGAACCATTTGCCAATGTTGGTAGCTTTTTCTGCTAACCAATTCAAAGCACGGCCAAGACCGCCGCTTTTTACATAATTGGCAAGCCAAGTTAGGCCTATTGTTGCTATTCCGTTGTCGCCAAATATACCATTAAAGAAACGATTAAACACAGATCCTGCTTGACTAAATGGACTGTTGCCGCTGCTGGTATCAAACATATCTATCAATTCTTGTCCGAACTCTCCTAGCTTTGTAACAAAGGCACTGTTGAGGAATGCGTCTAAAAAGGCTCTTCTCACCGCAATCACAGCTTGTTCAAACTTTCCAAGTGTAGCAGTCAGCCTATCTCTGCGATTTTGTTCTCTGCGAGCAGCCGCTGGATCCAACAACATCAATTGGTTGAATTGATACGCACTGTCAGAAAGTCTTGCTAGTTCTCCTACAAATCCTCCGCTCTGTCTATACACATCCAGTGTTGCTCCGTCGATGCTTCTTGCATATTCGTTGATCCTAGATCCAAACTGCGACATGCCTGATTGATACTCTTCCAAACTCATGCCGCCTTGTGCAAGTCTTTGTTGGAAGGCAGTGATGCCCGGCGCCATGTTTTCTAGTGCTCTGCCTATGTCGCTTTGTGCAACACCATCAGACAAATCTAAAAGTGCGTCTTCAAAACCTGGTAATACATTTTTTTGTAATGCATAGATTGCTTCGGCTTCTTGTCGTGCAGCTACTCCACGAGTTCTTTCTATTTCTGCAAATATATTTCGTGTCTTGGTATCAGTTTGCATAGCCATTATATCTTGTTCTAATGCGCTTGCTTGCTTGCCAGTTAGTTTTGAAAGCAAATTGAGTTGTCTAATATAATTTGTAGCACTTTCCTGAGTGGCTGCATCGTTGCGCAAAGATCTCCGAGTTCTCATAGATTCAATGGTCATAAACCCAACAAGTCCTTCATTGATGTCCTGTATGGTCATACCCATTGCAAAAAAATCATTGCCGATTCCCAATCGTATGTCTCTACTGAATTCTCCTAAAAATTTTGCACCATTGGTCACTGTGCCAGCAAATCTCGCTAATTCAGTGCTGTTGCTTCTTATCATATCAGTGAAGCCATCGAATGTCATTGCAGCATTTGCACTGGAAGTAACCATATCAAACAAACTGTTGTTAAAAGAGGCGCCTACACTGCTCAATGTTCTAAAGTCATCAATTACTCCGTCAACATATCCAGCAAACCTTGACACAATATTAGTACTTCCAAATATTGCATCAGAAAAGTCTCTAATACGTTCGTCTCCAAACACCAATTGATTACCAAATTCTTTTAACTTGATGATATTATCTTTAACAGCGCCTGTGTTGTTATCTATTGCAGCTGAATTGTTTCTAACTGATCGATTATGAAGATCTCGTGTTCTATTGCCGGCGGCATTTCCTGCTGCGCCGCCACCGTTGATTTGTTTTACTGCTTCAATTAGTGATTGTAGGGTGGCTTCACTGGCTACTCCACGAATACCACCCACATTATCAATAACAACATTACTCATTAGGACCAACTTCCAAATTAAATACGTATATAATTTATTCAGATATATACTTGTAAGTATTTACCTGGAGAAAAAATACATGAACACTACATCATCAAATCCGCTGGCAAAACATTTTAGACAGCCCAAATTATATGTAAATCTTCCTAGTGGTGGTATGTTTTATCCACAAGGAAGTTTGGAACCAACCGAAACAGGAGAGTTTCCTGTGTATGCAATGACTGCCAAAGACGAATTGATGTTCAAAACACCAGATGCTCTTCTCAACGGTCAATCCACAGTGAGTGTTATACAAAGTTGTATTCCAAATATCAAAAATGCATGGCACATACCCAGCATTGACATAGATGCCATATTGGTTGCAATAAGAATGGCAACCTACGGAGAAAAAATGGAGATCGAAGTTAAGGTTCCTACGATCAACGAAGAACGTTCTTACGAAATCGATCTGCGCAGTGTACTAGATAATCTGTTGGCTGAAAAATTTGAAAACATCATCAAGCTAAATGGATTCAGTGTTGAGATTTCTCCATTGACCTATCGAGAGTTTACTGAATCTGCTATGAAAACATTTGAAGAGCAACGAATGTTTAAAATCATCAACAGCGACGAACTCACAGAAGAAGAAAAACTTTCAAAATTCAATGAAGCCTTCAATAGATTGACTGATTTGAACATCAGTAGTATTGTAAAAAGCGTAAAGTGTGTGATTTTTGACGGGGAGGAACCCGTAACTGATACTGATCACATTATAGAATTTTTTGCAAATGCAGACAAAGATGTTTTCAAAAGTGTAATCGACCACATTGGAGAACAAAGAAAAAGATTTTCAATCAAGCCCTTTACTGTGAAATTATTTGAAGAAGATGTTGCCAAAGGTGCTCCAGAGACTATGGAGATTCCAATTACATTTGATCAATCAAATTTTTTCGCCTGAGGATCTTAACTTGGCCCGTTGAAAAAATCCTCGAAGAGGTTGAGATCCTAGAAAATGAATCCAAAAGAATTAAGTTTGAATTGTCAAAGTTATGTTGGTACATGCGCGGCGGACTAAGTTTAACAGAAGCATACGACACTTCGCCAGAAGATCGTGAAGTCATGTTCAAACTCATAGAAGAAAATTTAGAAACAGCTAAGAAAACAAATCAGCCATTCTGGTAATAATTATTTTGTTTTCTTAGCTGCAAATCTACTTTGACCAAATCCAGCACTGCCTTTGTATGCAGCTCTAATGACTTGTTGTACAATGGTTCTAACTTCTCTACGAGTTAACGCATCTGCACCTTCGGCTTCATACATACTGTTGACCACTTTTAAGTTTGGTCGTCTGTTGGATTTAAACGCAGGAGCAGTAGCAGGTTTGGGTGTAGCCAGTGGAGGCGGCTGTTGACGTGTTAATCCAGCACTGCTGCGAGCAGCAGCAGTCTTGGCTGTTTTTTTACCTGACTTGGTAGCAAATCCAATGATAATCGGACGAGCAGTGTCTCCTAATCCTTTTTGACCAAAATAATTTTGTAAATCGTCAGCAGTAAGACGTTTGATTCCGCTTTGCTTCATCCATACAGCAAGCTCAACTTCCATCTGACGTATCTCGTCTTTGATGTCTCCTTTGGCTACTTTGTTTGCTCTTTTGATTTCACGACCTTTGCGAGTTAATCCAAGATTAAGTTCATCAAGTTCAAAGTTTTCATTTAGATCATCGATTTTCATTAGTTCATACTCACTGCTCAAGTTATATTGTTATTTATACTTATGAGTTGAACTTTGTTCAACTGTGTTATCGCTATCGCTCAACACGTTTTATTTAATTTAGATGAACTAAGATTACTTAGTTAGTATAGCACTTGAGCATATGCTGTAGGCATATGCATTTAATATTATTCAGATTGTGTAGTCATACTTCGCCCGCTCAAGGACGAAGTGACTTTGAACATTATTCGAGTTGCTCTCATCACACTTAATAAAAGAGATTTAAAATGTATAATACATTTTAACAGAGGCGGTTGACCTGTACCCCTTACTCTAGCTTCGTCTTATCAACGGAAGGCAGTTGATCCCTATCAAGCGAAATCACTTACCTACGGGTTGCTTTTTCTCAGAGCCCGTATCATTTAAACCTTAAGTTAGTTCTTACCTTTGGACGATCCACACCACCGGCTACGAGCATTACCTCGGCTGATTCTTGGATTTTTACAGAGTCCTATATAGCCTTTAAATTTTTTAAATGTTCTTGTAATATTTTTGAACTGCCTACTCTAACGTTAATAATACCATTATAGTATTCGTCAGATTCTAAAACTCGCCTATCAAATTGTTCTTTGGCTTCCATATAGCTAAGTATGCCTCTACTGGGACAAAAATATAATATTTCTCTAGTAAATTTGTCTTCGCCTAATGCAGCAATATCTGCGTTCAAATGATCTGATGATCCCCAATAGGTTCTCCAGTCACTTTCCTGTGTTCCGCGCCTTTTATTTTTTTTGCCTTTGAGTGGTGGCTTGCTAGTTTTAAACTTGGCTAATTTTTTGCCTATATATTTCTTATCATTGGTAAGATTGGTTATCAAATATACGAAACCTTCAACACCCTGAGGTATCTCGGTAACTTCTTTTCCTTGATAAGTCCAGCTCATACATTAGTTATTTTTAGGATTTGCCTTGCGTGCCTCTTTTGGATTATTATTTTTTCTGCCGTCTTCTACATGCCTAATGTGTTCTTCTAATATTTCGATGCGCCTAAGTTTGGATAAATCTCTAATCTCTCCTAGTTTCTTTCTAACCCTTCGGCGTTTTAGTTCCGCAGGCCGCTGTTGGAATATTTCATTTAATGCAAAATATTCCAACACTGCTAGTATTAGCTTGTCGTGTGTATCGTTTTCTATCATTCTATAATTTCAATATCGTTTTCGTAGTTGGTAAAGCCATTTTCCTTTATAACTTTCATTACATTATTAACTCTTCCGACTAATTCGTCTTTGTGGCTGATTAAGAAAATATTTTTATTGCGTTCTCTTGCCATCTTTTTAAGAACTGCTAACGAATTCTCAACGCCAGCAGTGTCCATGCCTGAGTCGATAAGTTCGTCAATAAACAACAAGTTAACACCTTGGTAAAGGCTTTCCCAAACGTCACGGAAAGCAAAACTTAGACCGAGTATTAGTCTGTTTCGTTCACCTCTACTCAAGTTATCAAAGTCAAGGTCTTGACCCAGCTGTGTGATCTCAACGTTCAAATCGTTTTGAAATCGAACTTGGTGAGGCAGTCCTAGTTTGTCAAGGTAATATGTGAGTCTGTTGTTAAGATACATCAAGTTTTGATCAATAATCTTCTTGCGTATGAAGCTGTCTTTGTTGGTTAGCAGCTTCAATAAGAAGTCCTGATGGTCTTTTAATCCGTTTAACTGATTTACAATCTCCCAATCAATAGTTTGCATAGCAGTTTCGTTGAGATCATCGACCTGTGCTTGATAAGGATCATCTTCTTCTTGTTTATTTCTTAGTGTTGCCTTAAGGTTATCAACATTGTTACGATGTTCGTATGCTTCTTTTGCACTTTCGTAGAAAGTATTTGGCTTTCTGTTGATATCTCCTATTTCAGACAGCTCTTTCATAACATTAATTAATTTGTTTGCAACTTCTTCTTGATATGCAGTTGCATCTTGCAATTCTTTGTCTTTTTTAGTTTGAATTTCGGCTTTTTTGTCTTCGTGCAGCGGTTGTCCGCATGTATAACATGTTGCATCATCTAAATTTGAGATGTCTTTAACTGCCTTATCAACACTAGCAGTGGCTCGTAGTAGTGCAGACTCTAATGTGCTTTTTTCTTTGTTTAAGGCAGTTATTTTATTATTAAACTCATTCCAGCTCAACAACTTGTCGTGGGCATCCAACTCAAAATCAATATCCAGTTTCTCTAATTCTGCAATATTATTCTGTAAACGTTGTATATCTTGTGCATGTTTGTTTTTCCATGCACGTTGTCGACTAATCAGTGTTTCAATACTCTGTTTGATCTTTTCGTTACTGGTTTGAATAGCATTAATTTTCAATGTTTCTTCGGTAATACTATCTTTGGTTTGTCTTAATTGTTCTTTGAGAGCATCTGCTTTCTCAGAAAGAATTGTAATACCTAGTAATTGTTCGATAATTTCTCTTTGATCATTGGTACGCATACTCAAAAAAGGTTCTGTGTAGGTATTTAAAGCAACAATATGTTTAAACATATTATGGCTCATGTCCAACAGTTCGCTAATAGCTTCTTGTGTTTTCCTGCTATCGCCTTGGCTGTTATCTTCTAGAGTATCGGTTTGTTCTTGATCGTTTATATAAAATTTAAGAATATTAGGCGATCTTCCACGCTCTACCCTATAATTGTTGCCATCTCTTTCAAAATTAAGAGTAACCAACATGCCTTTTGAATTGGTTTTGTTGATCAAGTTGTTTCTTTTGATGTTTGTGAGTGCTTGACCATATAATGCGTACGATAATGCATTGATAATAGTAGTCTTACCAGTGCCATTGCGTGATCCTGTATCGTCTCCGCCTTGGTCCAGGTTCTCTCCTAATACAAGGGTAAGTTGTTCTCGATTAAAGTCTACTGCCTGAGTAACATTACCTACACTCATAAAATTTTTAACGGTTAAATCCTTGATCTTTATCATTATAGTTATAGTTCACCATATATGCTTAAAAGCAGATTTTTATTATAGTTTTTACTGTCAATAGCTAAAATTTCGTTACTGACTATTTGGTCTACACTTTCAAATTGTGCAATATCTAATTGGGTGTTGAGGTCTTCTAGTTGTTTCTCGGGTATCAATACAATTTCTCTACAATTGTATTGCTGTATAAATGTTTCTTTAACAAAACTAGCTTCTTCATAGCTAATAGGACAGTCTAGTGATACTCTAAGATACATTTTACTCTTGATAATAGTATCTGCTTCGTCGATCAACTGGCTTAGTTTAATAGTACGGTATTTAGGACAATCTGGCCAGTTAACATACTGGGGTTCTAGATCATTTTCACGATCTAGTATCATCATACCACGTGCATCGTCCCAAGTATCGGCATAATTGTGCGGAAATGTATTACCGATGTAATGTATCTTACCTTGTTTTTGACGTTTGTGAAAGTGTCCTGAAAATACATACTCTTGATTAATAAAATGTTCGCTCTTGAGCTCTCCGTGGTCGGGCATTTGTACCATGGCATTCATATAAAAGCTAGGCAGTTCAAAATGTCCAAATAAATATTTTGCTTTCATACTTGGAATTTTTTTCCATTCGTCTCCTACTAACCAAGGAATTAATGCAACATCGTCTTGTACTATCATTTGATCAATAACAGTGATACCAGGAATATGCCTAGCAAATTCTGTTGATTTAATGTCGCGCTTGTCTTTGTAATACAGATCGTGGTTACCAGCAAACATATAAAAGTTTTCAAAAGCAGAACCAAGTTTTTCTAAGCTGCGGATACCCGAGTCCATTGTTGTAAGATTTAAACTATTTCTGTTATGATTCCAGTCTCCGCAAAAAATACCAGTTTCGCACCCGTGTTCTTTTGCAGTTTGGATATACCAATCAACAAAATCTTCACAATCTTGGTTGTGTACTTTGCTATTACCTTTCATACCAAAATGTATGTCGGTAAACACCGCTGCTTTTTTAAACAATATAAATTTCTCCATGTAGAACTACATTATAACTAAAATATGTATCAATGTCAACGACTTATTCGTGATCTTTTTTGAATCTAGCTTGTCCAGCTTCAAATTCGCCTTGCATCTGTCTAGTATGACTTGGATTTAGGTCATTCATCTCAAGAATATCGTCACGTATGTTCTGATTACGCTTTTCTAAGTTGATTACACGAACAAACGAGTTCGTAACTGCCGCTGTATAGTATGCAAACGGATTTTGACTTTTTAACTCATCAAATTGCAACCCGATTTGCGACAGTTGAAGTATAGCTTGTCCTTTCATTTCGTCATTGTATGTGTAACCACGAACATTACCACGAGTAGCATAGCGATCAACTAATTTCATCCACATTAGTGCAAGTTTGTTTGTGGCCCGTCCGTGATCTAAGCTAAAATATCCGTTTTCCATACCGCCAGTCCAATGACTTTTCCCCACACAAACGAGATTATTGTTTTCGTCAAACTTATAATGTTGATATGGAGGAAAATTTAGTTTTACTTTATGATCAGCAACAGTTTTAGGAGTTTTTTTACGTCCAGGTTCGTCAGGAATATGATCAAATGTTATAATCCTAAAAATAAGTTCAGTTTTTTCGATAGTTTTATAATCAACTTCGCATTCTGATAGTTTAAGTCGGTTGCCTGCATTCTTTGAAGTTTCGTATGCCTCAGTGGACAACTTTTTTGCTTTGTTTCGTTTTGCTTCAGCAATAGTTCTTATATTAATTTTGCTAATATCATCTAAAATAATATCATATGTGGCATATTCAGGATCGACAAAACTACCAAATGTGTTTTTTGATTTGTGTATTTCTGCAAGCATGTCTTTGTTGTTTAAATAATTTACTCGTTTTACCATTTTATCTCCTAGGGTTACTAATATAATAATACATGCAGTTAATTTTGTCAACTAAATACTATAGGAGAATTGTATTATGGCTGAAGTAAACACCAGAGGATTTAGTGATTTTTTAAAAACAGTTAACAGCACTGCATCACAAGCACAACGAGCTGTAGGCGCAGGCATGGGCGTCTTAGGTGCATTAGGAGGACTAGGAAGTGCGCTTGGAATATCGTCCTTGGCACGACTAGGTTCATTGCCAGCAGGCGCTGAAGAAAATTATGAAAGTTATACACCAATTGCTTGGAACGAAGGAGCAGAGTCTTCAGGAACAGACTGGCGTGTTCGATTGCACCTGCCTACTAGTATTTCTAGCTTTGCAAGTTCTCCTATTTTACAACCGTTGTATGATTCAAGCAATAGCATGGTGTTCCCCGCAACTCCGCAGATATTAGTTTCTCATTCTGCCAATTATAGTGCTATGTCTCCGACGCACAGTAACTATTCGCATCCAATATATCAAAATAGCACAGTTGAGGACATTACTATCACAGGTGAGTTTCCTGTAGAAAATGAAGCAGACGGCAGGTATTGGCTAGCCACTGTTCATTTTTTAAGAAGCGTTACAAAAATGTTTTACGGAAACAGTAGTAACACTGGTGCCCCTCCGCCGCTGATACATTTGAGCGGGTACGGAGATTTTGTTTTTGATCGAGTACCTTGTGTGGTTAAATTATTTACATTGGACCTACCCAGCGATGTTGATTACATTCAAGTACCGATTTCTAGTTCATCTGATTTGTCAATGACTCCTGAACTAGCGAGAGTAAATGTTCCTGGAGGATACAGTTATGTTCCAACAATGAGCAGAATAAACGTTACAGTGTCTCCAACATACAGCAGAGACACAACACGAAGATTTAGCCTTGATACATTTGTACAGGGCGGATATATCGGTAGCGGCCAAGGAATAATATAATGGCAAAATATGCATCAAATAGCCCATGGGCAACAACACAAATTCGAAACGGTCAGTATCTAGACTTTATGCAAAAGCAATTTATACCAATTGATCCTAACGATATACTTTATGAAATAAAACCTCAATACACCTATAGACCCGACCTGCTTGCGTTTGACTTGTATGGTAGTCCAAAGCTCTGGTGGGTGTTTGCTATGAGAAACAACGAGGTGTTAAAAGATCCTGTGTTTGATTTTGTAGCAGGAACAAAAATATATCTACCAAAACAGTCAACATTAACTGCATCAATAGGAGTATAATATGCCTCTTTTAAAAAATGAACTTCATGATTTTGCAACGCACAATTATGCATGGACATTGAGTGCAATGTACCCTGGCGAAACAAACGATCCAAAATTGTACAAAGGAAAAACAGGAAAATTACCCATTGCGTCATCAGGCGGACTCGGAAACAGAAAAACAGTTACAACAGATGCCGAAGACAAGCGTAAAACAAATGTGGAATTTTACATAGAAGATGTAGAGTTTCTAAATACAGTTATTCCTACTACACAATCACCTGTTACTGGGGTAAAAACAATAAGTTTTACAATTCAAGAGCCTTATAGTTTAGGGCTTTTTATGCAAAGTATTGCTGTTGCTGCTAAAAAAGCAGGATTTTCAAATTATACACAAGCACCATTTATGCTGTCAGTAAGCTTCAAAGGCCAACTACAGGATGGAACATATTCACAAACAAAAACTGATAATTTTCTTATAACAATAGCAACTGTAACAATGAGAGTCACAGCATCAGGATCTTATTATGACTGTATTGCAACTCCGTGGAATCATAATGCATCTATGGACAGTATAACAGAACTAAAGCAAGATATAAGACTGCAAGGATCTACAGTAGGTGAGGTATTGAGTTACGGTCCGAACAGTTTGGCAACATTACTAAACACTTACGAAACACGAGAAGGAATACTAGGAAACAGGCTGGTACCCAACGTTTTTCAAATTGACTTTCCTTTTGATATTGGAGCAGATGGAGCAACGCAAAGTGCATTTGGCGGCGCCTTGGGAAAAATTCAAGGTACATTTAATAAAATCAATTCGGCAGTTAGTTCAGTTAATACAGTTGGTACAGCGTTGGGCAATTTTGGTACTGCACTTTCAAATATAGGACAACAAGCGCGGCAAACAGATGCCGCAAGACAACGAATAGATGCAGGCGGAACTGCTGGATTAAACATTGATGATGTTCGAGGGGCTGTACCAGTGGTTAGCAGCGTGTTTAATAATCTCGGCGAATCTATTAGCAGCTTTGCTCAAAATTTAAGTATCAGTGGAATAAGTCAAATTGGAAACGAAATTGCCAGCGCCCCGATCATTGAAGATTTTAACGATTTTGGTGATATACCTTTTGCCCTTGAAAATGTTGTTTGGTCAACTGAAGATGGGATTATCAAGCGAAACGAAATGGCTGTATTCAATTCTGCTGATCGAGTTTTTACATTTAAACAAGGAACTACGATTTATGAAATTATCGAAACTGTAATATATCTAAGCACCTGGGGGCAAAATCTAGTAAGGCAACCAACTGATGCTGCTGGATATAATCAATCGTTTAGAGTTCATCCTCGAACATACATCTTGTCAACTGCTGAATTAGCACTTACAGGAAAAATAGCACGTAGATTTGTTTACGAAGTGTATCCCTATTTTGTACACAATTCAAATTTTAGTCTTCCAAATGCTACAAACAATTACGAATCAAATGTTGACGATTGCGTAAAAGCATACAACTATGTTTACACAGGATTAAACAGAGACGTATTGGATTTTGAATTAACATTTGATACCACCTACACCACAATGATACAGGCAGACAAAGGTCAACTGGGGCTACATGACATCTCAGTCGGTGGCCCAGCAGTGGCAAGACCCACAACCACCACAGGGCTAAATCAAACTATTCAAGACTTAGCTCAAGACTTGGAAAGTGGAGTAGCAGAAATACGAGGCTCACTCACAGAGATAACCAACATATACAGATTAGCCGGCGGTAACTTCAATGAAAACAACAAAACACGAACTGCATTTATTTTTAGACAAGCACTGTTGGCTGGCGGTGCACTAACAAAGCTAGAACTTACTATTATAGGAGATCCGTATTATCTAAATGATAGCGATTCGGGCAATTATGTAGCAAACCCTCTCAGTCCCAACATCAACAGCGATCTAAAGGCAGATTTTCAGCGTGCTGAAGTATTTGTTTTGGTCAAGTTTAATACTCCAGTGGATTACAGCAACAGCGATAATCTTTTATTACCAAATCCTGCTGATACAGTTACTGGAATTTATAAGGTGGACACTGTGTTAAGTACGTTTTCTAATGGAAGATTTACGCAAACCTTAACGTTGACAAGACAACCAAATCCTGACAAAAGCACATTAAGCAAAGTTAAACGAGTAATTGACAACTTCTTTAACGTGTTGGGGGCATTGAGCAAGTTTGCAGGAGTAGTTGGAGCCAACGAAGTTTCTAAATCTATCAACAACTTTATGGCAGAAGCTGCCCCTGTTGCAGATTCACTTTTAGGTATTACTGCAATTGGTGAAAACATATCTAGTTTGTTAAATGGAGATTACAACAACGCAGTGGAAAGATTGGCTGGGCTGGAAGCTGTATTTGGGCAAGTAGGAGCATTAGGACAACAGATATCACAGCTTAGACAAGGATTAGAAGCAGTAGATTTTAATGCCGACACCAATCCATTTGACAGAATAACAACTACAACGCCGAGAGCAACAAGATTGTTTGGAGATAATGCTATTCGTAATCCATTGACGCCAGTGTCCGGCACAACAACAACAGCACCCACCACAGCATCACCTGGAGCTCAGCCTCCAAGACCTGGCGCTTCACCAAGCAGTATATGCGATATATAAGGAATAATTTATGAGAGCCCCAAACAGAGCACAAATGAATGGACAAGACGGAAGATCTCGTAGTGACTTAGGTGACCGTCGAGATCCTGGCCCGTATATTGCTACAGTTGTTTCTCACCTTGATACTAAGTTTATGGGATCTTTAAAAGTTCGTCTAGATCGAACAATGACAGCTGGTAACAATCCAACTGATGATCAAAATTTGCTCACAGCATTTTATGCAAGTCCATTCTATGGTGTTACCAGTTTTAGAGCATTAGGAGCCAATGACGATTACCGAGAAACACAACAAAGTTACGGTTTTTGGGCTGTGCCTCCTGATGTAGGCACACGAGTATTGGTTACGTTTGTCGAAGGTCGCGCAGATATATGTTTTTGGTTTGCTTGTGTTCCTGACGATTACATGAACTTTATGGTTCCTGATGGCAGAGCAGCAACTACCTTGGTTACTCCTGGAAGTGGCACAAATCAAGTTGGAAAAAAACTTCCTGTAGGAGAATACAACAAACGGATAACTGCAACCAACGGAAATACCAGTCCTACAACCTATCAAAAACCTGTAAACAACGATTTTGTTGATAGGCTAACAGAAGCAGGATTACTTGAAGATGATACTAGAGGACTAACCACCAGTAGCGCAAGACGAGAAGTACCTAGTGCTGTGTTTGGAATAAACACTCCTGGCCCGTTGGACAAACGTGCTGGCGCCAAAGGGCTTGTTGCTGGCACAGATGATCACAACATGCAAATTTTTAGTCAACGCCTAGGCGGTCACAGCATCGTAATGGATGATGGTGATGCTAATATATTGAGGAGAGGACATCCCAGCGAAACACCAGCTGAATATGTTGACATTGAAAATACAGACGAGCCAGTTTCTGAAGAGATGAGAACACTTCCGGCCAACGAATTGTTTAGAATTCGTACTAGAACAGGTCATCAAATATTATTACACAACACCGAAGATTTAATTTATATTTCAAATAGTAGAGGTACCGCATGGATAGAATTAACATCAAATGGAAAAATTGACATTTATGCACAAGACAGTATCAGTATGCATACCGAAGGTGAATTCAATGTTACAGCTGACAGCAATATTAATTTAACTTCTGGTGGCAATATAAACTTAAATGCAACAAAAAGTATCAAATCTACGGCCGGTAATAGTATAGACAACACCGCCGGTACGTATATTGCATCCAATGCCAGCGATGATTTTAGTGTAACTGCTGGAGACTTTATTGCAATGAGAGCTAGTTCTGATTTTTCTGCAACAGCAACCAGCGGAACACTTAATCTTACAGGTGCAACAGGTATTGAATTAGATTCATATGCAAGTGTTAATATACTAGCACAAAGCGGCTCAGTAAGAATGGCAGGAACAGATTCGATACAGATAACAGGTGGCGACACAATAGAATTAGCTTCACCTGAAATTCACAACAAATCAGAACAATATTTTGTTGATACATCTGTTGCAAACATAATTGCAGGAAACAACGTATATTTGACTGGTGGCGCAGGCATTGACTTGTATACAGCAGCATTTAAACTCGAAGCGTTTGGATCAATTGATATGCAAACAAAAGGCCAAATGATTGCAAGTGCAGATGGTACTCTTAAATTAAAAACCAGCGGCACATTCGAAGTCGGTAGCACAAACGTAAGTGTTGATTCCTCAACATTACAGTTTTCTGGAAATATTGCAACACCGTTATCAATTAAAGCAGGATCTATTGCTGCACCCAGTGCAGAACTTAATTTCATAAGATCAAACACTGGATCAGGAGGCGCCTCGGCTTCGACGCCTTCTTATAGTTTGCACGATCCAGGAATTGCTGCTCCTGCGACTATTGCAGTGTTTGCAGAAAATCCATCGCCTCCTGAAGCAACAGTAGGACCAGATCCTACTACAGCAGCACCAGCAGCAGTTGCACCAAGAGTTCCTCAACATGAGCCATGGTTCCAGCATGAAAATTTTAATCCTGCAAGTTATAGTAATATTAGAGCAGGCGACGAATCAACAGATTCTTATGTAACACCTACACCTGATCCGTTTTCTTTTTTTAGATCATCTACTATACCGGCATCGTCTCAGTCATCCACTGCTGGAAGAAATGATTCAGTATCAGGAGATGGCGAAACAGAAGAAACAACAGCAACTGACCGTAATGGGAATACTGTAAATCTTAATACGTTTACAGATCCTGCCAAGGAAGCAATGCAATTCTTTATTAACAAAGGATACAAAGAATGGCAAGCAGCAGGTATTGTCGGAGCAATGGTCAAAGAATCAGGAAATTTATTAGAACCGGGTGCCTGGCGGGCGCCTGGTAGTAGAAGCAACGGTGTAGTGGTAGGTGGTGACAACCTTGGAGCAAGAGGTATTGTGCTATGGAGAGAAGCTGGCGGCCGTCTTACACTTGTGGAAAGGTATCTTGGCAAGCCTATTCTTTCACAACCAGAGACAAATGTTAATGCAGAAAATTACACAAGATTAAGAACTGAAAGACTACCAACTCAAAGTTTTTCTAGTTTACCCTGGTCAGCTGGCGCCGACACAAAGGTTGCACCATCAATTGCTACTCTAGTTGAACAATTAGATGCGGTGGAATGGGAAATGAACAATGGTACTATAAAGTACGCAATAAAAAGTCAAGGTAGAATAAATCTCAGTGATTATGTTAAAACTGTTGATACAGGTAATGCAAATGCAGATGCTCGAGCAGTTGCAAGAGCGTTTGGATCAAGTTTCTTGCGTTCAGGCGGCGCTTTAATTCCTGAAATGGAAGCCTCAGCAGTTTCTTTATATCAAGCATGGGCACGAGGGTACTCAACTAATCCTATTACCGATCCTAATACATCAAATGGTACAGCCCCAATCACTGCATCTGTGCCTGGAGACCCAGTTGATGATTCTTCGAGTAATGTTCCACATGCTGTTGAACGTGGAATAATTACAGTTCGTTTAAATCTGTTGAACAGGGCATTAATCTCGGCAATAAACAAAGCAGCAAGAGATGCTGGAATAACTCGTATTGAATATTTCTCTATGGCTAACGAACCAGTAAGACAAATTGATCTTACAAGAGAAATACCGCTGTCTGATTGGGGAACACGTCTTCCTAGAACTGATATGAGATACGAAAACGGAAAATGGCAAAAATTAATTAACAGCGAATGGGCTACTCGTCCTAACGGCGCTAGTTGGCGCATTGGAACCGAACGACACGACACAGGATTGGCTGCCGATATTAGATTATTTGTCGATCGAAACGGCACAGAAGAATTAATAGTTAATACTTCAAACTACGGCCGCGGAAAAATTGCAGCATTTTGTGCTGCATTTGTAAAACACGGCGGCAGAGGTATCGGCCATGCTACAGAATATATGCAAATATCTGGAATTCACGTAGATATGTTAGGTCAGATTATTGCTGATTCATCAAGATACAGAGATGTTCCTGGGTTTGAGCTAGATCCTACTGTATCAAACAATGGAATTGTAGGGTGGAACCCAACCATACTTTCGATATGGCATTGGTCCAAATCCATATCTGAAGATGAAAAAATAAAATTG